TCAGCTTCTTAACTTTACTTAGATTGTTGATGGCCAAGTCTTTGATGTCGTTACTTTCAACTATGCGCCGCCATTTGCTGTACTTTCCATATGCTTTTTTGGCCGCGTCCATTACGTCTGAACCTTTTTGCCACAGCGTTGCTTGTGTCGGCGTCGTCGTCTCTGTCGGTCTGTCTTTCAGACCTGTCGCATCTTCCACCGTTTTTCCGTCGTTGCCCGTAGGCGATGTATTGAACTCTTTGTATTCCGTCAATGATAGCGAAAAATATATATCACGACTTCCGTCTTGCTCGTTGTACTGCATGTCCATTATGGCCATTGACAAGTTTACCGGTGTGTCTGTGATAATGACACGCACCGGCTTGCGAGTCTCTTTCCATTTTTTTAGCAGCTCGATACATTCCGTCGGCGTTTTGCTGTCGCCTACGACGAAAGGATATTCATGATCCGGAAGCGGGAAAAAAGAAGAAAAAGAAAGTGTACGCAGCTTCGGCATGCCAAAAATAAGCATTTCCCCGAGCTGCGTAATATCTACTACTTTATTCTTTTGACTGTCTGATATTGTGTATTTTGTCGGCGTAACCGGAAGTGTAAGCGAATCCGTAGAGCCCTCTATAATGACTTGTCGGTTTGTCGTCCCGTTTCCGTCAGAGAATATATCAGACAATAATTCGATCGCGTTACCGAGCTTACCTATGCCCATTAGAAGCCACCTCCGTAATTAATCGACCCTTGGGATATAAGTCGCGCTAATTTATACGCGATCTTATCAATGTCGGCATCTTCTCTGACCGTAAATGTATTCCCGGTAACGGTAACGGACGGTGCTCCTGTGCTGCCATATCCGGCAAGCTGCTTTTCCAGCATTTTTCGTGTTGTAGCTGCTGGATATACGCGGCTTCCCGACGGCAGGTCGACTATTTCGCCGCCGTGTTCGTTAATTTGAGACCAACCTCCCGGGGCAAATTCGGTGCCGGTAGCGAAGCTATGCTCCGACATGTACGACATGTTGCTGCTAAGACTGCCGCCTACGGACGGCATATGAATATTGGATGCCATGCTTTGAATAGATTCCCATGCGTTTGATGCGTTAGATTTTAATGGCCCCCATACGTTATCATTAAACCAGTTTACAACCCCGTCCCACGCGCTTTCCGAAGCACTAACGGCGTCGTTGAATGCTCCTTTTATGTCATTTCCCATGGATTCGGCGCCTTGGCTAATGCTATTCCATGTATTGCCTATCCAGTCGCCAAGATTACCGATATACTGATTTGCGGTTTCACAGAAGCTGTTGAAAGTCTCGCCCCATTCAGCGTTTTTAGCGCTCATCGTCTGACTTATAAGATTAAGTCCATTGTTAACCCAGTCTTTAAAACCAGTCCATGAGTTAGAAAGATTATCCGTTGTAGCCTTAAATGTGTCGCTCCATTCAGCGTTTTTAGCGCTTAATTGTTCACTAATCTTGTCAAATGCTCGCGCAGATGATTCACTTAACTGGTTCCAGTTCTCGCCTAATGCTTCGCCAAACTTTTCGCCACCGATCGCACCACCAATGCCACCAACAAGGCCACCAATAGCCGCCCCCGGGATTGCTCCGATTCCACCAAATGCCGAGCCGATAGCTCCGCCTCCCAGTGCGCCTAATTTAGCGCCAGCAAACATTCCTGCAAGACCGCCAATGCTTCCACCGACAGCAGTTTTTGTACGCTGCGAGTTATCATAGTCGACTTGCTTTTGTGTCTCTTCATCATCCCCGGCGTACTTATCTGATTCCGCTTGATTCTGATCATACGCATCGTATAGATTGTAGCCAGCAGCAGCCACGGCAATGGGGGCTGCGAAGCGTCCCAGCATCTTAGCCCCACGGCCAATCTTTCCCATCACTCCGCCGGCCGCCACGCCGCCAGCAGTTCCTGGAATCGACCCGCCTGTTGTAGCAGGACCGCCGGAAGTTGCAGGGCTGGACACGCTCTTGCCATTAACAATGACGTTTGTAGCATTCACTGCCATGTCTTTTTTAGCAACGTCACCGATTGTGCTGGTGACTTTCGAGCCGCCAGTAGAGCCCCATTTTCGGTAAATGTCATACGGCAATTTAGCGATACTGCCTATGCTTTTTACCGCGTTCATGCCTAACTTTCCTATTTTAATAGCCGCGTAAGCTTCAACAAGCTTAGATACAAGACTTGCCGTTTTTCTAAGTTCGTTTTGATGATCCTTGAATACTCCTGCCAGGTATTGAAATTCATTGGTAACTTTCGGTATTATTTCATCAGCAACAGGGAGGAACGCTGCAGCAAAAGCAAGCCCAAGCTGCTTTGTTTCTCCTGTTAATTCCTTCATTGATATATATGCTTTGTGGCTTTCGTTCGGATCAAGTCCAACGCCTTTGATATGACTAGCAACTTCTTTTGCTTCTGCAAGGTTTTCTAAAATAGGGATCATGGCCATGCCACGGTTGCCGAGAATTTGCTGTACGAATTCTTCGTCTTTGCCTTCTTCGGACGCCTTTTTATATCCTTCGGCTAATACATCCAGCTGTTTTGTAAATGGCAGCAGGTTGCCGTTAGCGTCTTTTAGATCTATCCCGTATTGCTGCATCATTACCTGCGCGTCAGACATGTTTTTGCCATTTTTAGAGAATTTAGAATCGACGTTATTCATTGTCTTTGCGAATGCATTAACGTCAACGTCAGCCGCTCCCAACATTCTCGACAAATACGCAGCTTCGCTAGCAGGTACGTGTAACTTATCTTTTAACTTGTACACCGATTCGCCGGCATTGATAGCAGATTCGGCAAGCTTAAATACGCCAAAACCGCCGGCGGCTACCATGGCGCCGTTAGCTACAGCGCCGGTAATAGCTCCGCCGGCCCCGCTGATGCGGTTTCCTATTTCAGTCTTAGCGTATATAGTCGTCGTGTAAGCTCTTGACGTCAGCGCGCTCAATTCGGCTTTAGCCTTGGCAATAGTGGGCGTGATAGAATCGCGGGCCGTCAACGTTACAGACTTAGTGCCGCGGATGCCGTCTAACGACCGCTTTACGCCAGATATCTTTGATGTTAACGTATCGGCGGATGCCCCGGTTACCGCAAATGACTTTGCAACAGAAGCACTTGCTACGTTTGCTGACTTCATTCCCTGTTCAACGCCACTAATAGCTGTTTTAGCATTTTTCATTCCGCCAGTAAGCTTATCTTTGAATTCCAGCGTTGCACTTAATACGTAGTTTGACCGGCTCATAATTTCACCCCCCTGCTAGCTATAATTGCTAATTCTTTCCTTGTCTCTAAGTCTTTCTCCATTGCTGCATGACAGAAAAGTTTTTCTGTATCGTTCAACGAGAAAAAATATTCTAATGTGTGCCCGCTGAGGAGCAGGTAAGCCGCCGTAGCGGCTTCTGCATCCTCATTTATTAGTTTTTTAGTTCTTTATGGATTTGCGTTTTGAGGCCTTTACCGTATCCGGCAGCGTCAATGATAGCTTTGCTGATAGATGTAATTTCCCCATAGTCAAAGAGGCGATCAACAATATCAGTAGGTTCTACGCAGCCATATGCTTTTTGAAGCCCGCTGTCTTTGATATTCGGTTCTACTACAGAGTTGATGATCAAATACTTGTCAGCTTCGCCGTTTTCATTATCCATGTCGTTTGCTTCCATTACAATCGACCGCGATGGTTTCTTAATCGTAATAACGCCAACAGACGTCTCAATATCAATCATTTCCTTTTTTCTTGCTTTGATTTTTTCTTTCTGTTTGATAAGATCTTGAATGCTTACTGCCATGTATTATCACTCCTATTCAACTGTTTCGATGAACGACGCGTCTTCCGGCGTAAATCCGAACGGAAATTCTTTTTCGACTACTTTTCCTTTTTCGAACGTCATTAAAACGAGGTCGTTAAACCATACATTATCAATACTGCAACGTTCTTTTTGTCCGTCTACTGCGTCCGGATCGTCAATCAACCCGACGAGTGTAGCCCGCGGATCATGACCGTTTTTCCATTCTTCAAGATACGTGTTAATGTTACGATTAACAACGCTTTTAATAGTGAACGATCCTTCACCTTTTAGCGATGTTATTTTAGAATCAACGCTGTTACCGATCAGAACGTCTTCACGGTTAGCTGTTACTTTTGCATCAAACTTGCTGATCTCAAACAGTAACTCACCGTCCCACCATACGCTTCCGTGGCTTCCGTTCCAGCGTCTCCGGCCGCGATATTTTACATCTTGCGATGCTCTTGACATTAGCTACTCCTCCTTACATCGTGAAATTAATCGTTAAATCTTCCATAGCGTTTACTGGTTTTACAGACCCGGCCAGCACAACATGCGTGCCGGTATTGTACTGTCTGATTTCCATAACCGTCATCGTTGCCGTATCTTCGCCGTGAAGCTTAGCATAATTGGACTGGTACTCTTCATCAATATCAACGGTATTATTACCGTCACGGTCAAGCACATTGCCTTTGATTTCGTTGAAATACACGCCGATAGCCGAGATAAACAACATCTTATGATCGTAGTCATTGATGTATTTACCGACATAATATTTTTTGAATGTATCGCGGATGTCATCTGTAATCATGTCGACTGCTTCGATAATCTTGATGTATCTGAAATCCTCGCCTTTGTCCGTCGTGAACGTTGTGAGACTGTTGCATGCGCGTGCGATCTTAACGCCGTCCCCGTCCTGCTCATCAATCAGAAGCAGCTCACCTTTATCGATTAGTGTGTCGATGTCTTCATATACTTCAACGCTTTCGACTTCTGTAAGCTTGAAATATGTAGCGCTGCGATCCAGTGCCAATCCGGCAAGAATGCCGGCAATACGTGCAGTATATTGAACTGCTGTGTACGTTGTATACGTAGCATCGCCGTTAGTATCTGTACCTGTTTGCACTTTGATGTTGTTCGTGCAGAAATTAATAACGCCTTCAAAATCTGACGCTTGTTCAGCCAGCACCGCTTTGAATGTTTTGCGTTTGTTGTTTCGCATTGTTTTTATCCAGCTCGCAAGATCTGTCTGTTCTTGCGTCGTTGCCGTCGGTGCGCAAACGTAGTTCCATTTGATGCTTGCGAGAATCTTAAGCACATTTGCCTGCGTTACCTGCGCGCCTTCTACCGATGCAAGCGGTATCGTATATACGAGAACTCGCAGCGGCGTACCAAGCAAGCATTTTTTAATCAAGTCTATATTTTCATCAGTTATGCCGCTTGCCGGAATGTCCGTAACGTCATTGATGGTGTAATTGTTCATTACATCTTTTGTTTCATTGTGCAGAATCATCGCTACTATGCCAGTTGCCGAGCGATGAATGGATGTAATCCCTTTCGTTCGGAAATTGATGTATACCTCCGGCATGCCGAATAATTCTTGTTCACTTGCCGCCATATGTTATTCCTCCTCTGTCCAATCTTCGTTGTTTATTCGCAGCCCCAGTGTCTGCATGAGTTCGTACTTGATGCCGCCGACTTCTTCATCTGTGAACGCATCCGTGAAGACAATCGCAAAATCATAGTGCAAGACGTCGTCAACGAAATTAATGTCAGCGCTGTCGATGTATATGTATCTTTTTCCATCAAGCTCCAGCGTTGGTCGTATCAGCAAATCGAGCGAATCGGCTACATCATATAATGTTGACCTCTTTATGCGCCCGTTTTCGTCTTGCGGCAAAAAGAACGTAATGCCCACGTCTATTGTCCTGTCGGAATACACATCGTCAACGGAATTGACGCTCGGTGTAAATTCGACATAAAAATAAGGTCCTTCGGCTTTTTCTACGTTGTCGAAGTGGACCTTGTAATCCGGATATTTGCTTTTTAGCAGTCTGTATATCGATGTCTTGATGCTCGTAAGTGCAATCACTTATTAATCAGTCCTTCCACGAGCTTACCGGCGTCGTCGTTAAAATGCTCCTGCTGTTCTCGAAATCCGTGTTGCAGCATCTTCTGGCCGGTAACGAAACTGTTGCCGCCACGCGTACGATGGCCAAATTCAACATGAGCAGCATAATCAGTGTTGTTGTACACGTCTACTTTTCCGTCTGCTACTTCTGATTGATGCCAACCATTGCGCAGCTGCCCGGAACCAGCGTCAATCGCAGGATCACCGACGGGAGTTTTTTCTTTGACGCGTCCTTTCAGCAGTTCAGCTTCTTGTGTCAAAAACTTGTCTCTTACTTCCGGCAGATCGCTTGCAATGTGATTTAATTTGTCCATTAGCGCCTTGGCGCCAACCAATTCGTCTGACATTATGCATCCACCTTCTTATGTGCCGGTACTTCCTGATGCGTCGGATATAGAAATGCCTTTCCGGCGTTAAGCAAGAAATGCTGGCCGTGCCCGGTTATTACCTTGAGTATGTCGTTGGGCTGTATATCATATTGCGTATCGCAGCACACGCGGTAATCAATCTGCAGCTGCACGTTTCTGTCGGCCACAGTCATTACTTCCGGCGTTTTCTGCGCCAGCTTGCACGGTATATCTGTATAGACGGCCGTTGGAACATAATCATCGTCGTCGTTGGCCGTATTCGGCATGTTTCTAAGCACCGTTACCCGGTCGTAATACATAATGTTGTTCAGCAGGCTCTTGGCTCTCGCGTAATTCATTAGTGCCTCACTTTTCTGTACAAGTTAAGCTTCGGGTACAGCGATTTAAAATAAGCGTCGCTGATAAGCTGCGTGTTGTCCTCGTCTGACACCGCAAATGTGAATGACGTGTCATCCATCGTTAACGATTTCACCGGCGCGCCACCGGCCGCGTCTGCTTCGTCGTCTATCCTTTTTACAATGGCATCGACGGCCGTATATACCAGCGCATTCGGAAAATCAGTGCGATGACAATAATCAAGCATGTCAACTACCAGCTTTTCGATATAGAAATGTATTGCGCCGTCTATTTCTAGCATTGGTTTGCATACTGACAGTTTTTCCGTAATGCTCTGTACTGCTTCTTCTTGCGTCACTTATTTCGCCTCCTCTACAAATTTGTTGTACCACTGCTGGTAGTTCATATTACCGGACACGCGTGTCGACTGATTGCTTTTCCCGTTTCGTGCCCAACGTTTGCCGTTGTTTCCGTCCGGCCCTATAACGGCTGCAATTGTTGATCTGCAATTGGGATGAAGCGGCGGCACGTTTTCGCCCTGTTTCGCCTCTGACACCAGGAATATTTTATGATCATGCTGCCGGCAAATTTGAGACGTATGAAAATCGAGCGTCGCAATGAATTGGACATACTCAAGTCCGGATGACTTGACGCTGTCCAGCTCGGCCTTATTTTCCACATAGTTGAGTTCTGTACGTACTAGTCTTGTAGAATTGCTTTGTGCTACGCTCATGCGATCGCTTATTTCCGTCGACAGCTGCTGAACGCTGGTGCCTTGATGCACGGCAGTTACGACGCGATCCTGTATTTCTTCTGCCAGTTTGCCAGTATTACTCCATATACGCTTGCTGTAGTTTTTTCCGGACCACGGCGTACGCAGTACCTTTTCCATTTCCTTCTCTGACACTTTCGATACTGGAAGCTGTGAATGCAATCGCGTACTTACGTCATACAAGTTTCGGTAATAGCAGTCTTTGTACGCATCAGTCAAGAAGCTGTCCATGCCAGTGCCTACTTTACGGCCAACATTATCGAGCTCTTTCAACGTTTCGCTGTACAGCTTATCTAGTCTTGTTATGCGGCTACGCATAGCCAACGTGTTTAGTTCGCGCAGAAGCCCAGGGCTGTTTGTCTTCTTTATTTTTTCTACATACGTTTCGATATCCATCCGCCACTGCCGGTACTCTTGCCCTTGAATAAGCTGCCTTGCTTCTTCAATTGACAGCTTGTTATCTTTTGCAAATCTGCCGTACAGGGCGGCGATATCTGTTTGAATTTTCCCCAACGATTCGCGATAATACTGCGCGAGTTCTTTTTCTATTGTTGACTGGCTCTTTGAAAACCATTTATTTTCTCTCTCTTCGGCTCGTTTCTGCCAGTATTCATCGCTCGTCATTGGTAATCACTCCTTATCCAAGCTTATGCTTTAATGCTACCAGTCGGATCTGCTTCGGTTCATATACACGGGCCCAGTTTGTTGCATCAGCGAGTTCTGCGCGAGTAGGCGACTCAACGGCCGCACGTACTTTGTTCTGCCATGCCACTCCACGCGGATGCATAATGAAGCAATGACGGTTATACAGCATATTAACACCAGCGCCAACATCCGGATCACGTCTTGTTTCAGTCTGTACGAAATCAACCGGAGAACCTTCGCCGAATGCAACGGCCCCTTGGCCAAACAAGTATGTCGTGTAAACGCCGCCGTCCACGGGGCATCCGTCATCAACAACAACCCGGCGGCCTTGATATGTATCGAATTCTACGTCTGTAGAATCTCGTTCTGTAGCAATGAGGTTCTGCTGTTTGAGATACGTTTTAGTAGCAGAATGCATCGCGACCGCTGTAAGCTGGTCTTGCGCATCACCAAGAAGCTGCAAAGCGTTCATGAATGTCGTTGCAGAAATGTTAGCTGCTTTCCCAGTACCGCCGGACACATCAAGTACATGATCCGTCATCGTAGTGCTGCCGAAAATACCGGACAAGATACTGATAAGTTCTTTCTGATACTGTCGTGCCCAATACCCGGCTACCAAATCGCCGATAGCACGCATCGGATCGGATCCGGCCAACGCACCGGACAAATCTGTTGCGGACCATTTCTGCTGCCGCATGATTGTCGTAGACACGTCTTTGTTAGACGTGATCTTCTGAAATTCAATCGTTTTACCTTCTTCGATGTTCTGCGAATCACCGGTCAGGTCTTCAAAGAACGGCATGTTATGTGTACGCGCTGCTTCACTTGCAAGCGAAGTAAATTCTGGGCTTGTAGTGATAATACCCGATTGATACAGTGCTGACAATTCCATTGTTCTGTTAACTACATAGGGATTAAAGAGCTCGGGGACGATGACGTCCGCTAAAGTTGTTCCTGGCATTTGTTATACCTCCTAAATTTTAACCCCGGCTTCTGTTGCCATTGCTCTGGCCTGCTCGGGGCTATCTCGTAATAATTTACCTTGTTCCGTTAGATTAAACGTGTCTTTTGCAAACGGATTGGTTACAGTGCTGCCACCTTGGCCGCCATTCGGTTTGTAATCACCCTTGCCGCCCGGCGCACTACTCTTAAATAAAAACGGCTTACTGGCTTTTAACGCCGTAAGCTGTTCGTCCAATCCGGTGACTTTTCCATCTTCACCTAAGATGAGTTTTGATTCGTCGAAGAGGCCTGATACAATATCTGCATCTTGTGCAGAATCAGCAATGGCGATCTTAATAGCCGAACTAAGCTGCAAAGCTTTGATTTTATCGTTGGCCTGTTTCTGCTGCTCTTTGTTCGTCGTTTGAAGCGTTTCTATTTGCTTCTTCAATTCTTCATTGTCGCCAGTGTTCTTTTTGATCTCTTTCAGCTGCGTATCGCGTTCTGCGATTTGTTCAGACAATGTTTGCTTTTCTTCATTGACTGTGTTGAATCGAGACTTTGTGACATACTCGCCGTCCAAGTATGCCTTTAGTTCCGTGACGGCTTCACTTTGTTTGTCTTCTGCGATCGCTAACTTTTGTGATACGAATTCTTCTATTGTCATGTTTTCTCCTTTTCCGGTTTTTACCGTGGTTACCTGCCACGAGCGGATGTTACTAACTATTTAATTTCTTCCGTTTCTTTCGCTTCTGCTGTTACTGTATACGGCTTTTCGCTTTCGCAGCATTCTCTGATAATCTGCAATATTTCGTATTCGCTCTTATCTTTCACAGCGCTGACAGGAAAGTCCGTGCCGAATACGCAGATATATCGCATAATCCAGTAATACATATTACTCACCCCCTTTGCCGCCATCCGCTTGTCCTTGTTGGCCAAAGTCACCATATATGTCGTTTTTGGCGTTTGATTCTTCTTCTTCCTTATTTATTTGATTTTCTTCGTCCTCTGCGTTCTGGACGAACGGGTGATTTTTGATAATTGTTTTTTTCGATATGATCCCTGTAGACTTGCTGCACATGTCTACTAATTCAGAATCGTTTCTAATAGACGTACGTGTCCACGTCTGAATAATACTACTTGTTTGCTGTACGCCTTTATTACGCAATATAGCACGCACGAGCTCGTTAAATCCTAGCCTGAACTCTGTCTCCATCATTCCTGATTTGAGCTCTAGCAGCGCATACAAGAATTTCATCGCTTCGCCGCTTGTAGCATCCAGTCCTTGTTGCTGCGGGTCAATGCCTTGTCCCATATCGAATATTGATTTACGTGTCAAATCAAGCATTTTGTCACGTGCTTCGACCGGGATGTCAATCGTTAGCGTAGATACACCGCTTGCATCTCCATTGCCGCAGTTATCCATATTGATCGCTTTGAAGTATTTCATTTCCTTAATGAACTGGCCTAAATCTTCTCCGCCGTAATTCGTCAGAACAAATATAACCTCTTGAATGTCTTCCAAATCGTCCATGAACCCGCTGTACGTCTTGTCATATGCATCTATAAGACCTTTTACGTTGTCTAAATCGCTGGTGCATAAATCGTTGTTGCGGAACGGGATAAACGGCGGTCGTCCGAAATCATGTGTCATCGTGTCTGTCATATCAGCGCTACCATCTTCGTAGTAATACGTGAAGCATTGCCACGGCATAAGCCCTGTGTCTATGTCGTCGGAAGTTTGTTTTCTAAACATCTGGCATTCGGTGCTATTCCAGTATTCGTATATATCCCATTTCCTGCCGTCGTCGGTATAATCTTTGTACACTCTTAGCACCGCCAGCAGCTCATGATCAAGTTTTGACGACCACAGCGGGATTACCTGATCCGACGGAACGACGCCCCATTTAAAGCCGTCATTATCTTGCCAATAGTGTACCCATGCGATTCCTGCGTTCGAAGCATTTACCGCAAGGTCTTTGCATCGCTTCGCATAAGCGTCTCCAAGCGCATCGGTTATCGCTTTGTTTTGTACGTCGTTTTTCACGTCGAATGTAGGTGGCGCCGTAAACATATACGCAACTTTCTGATTAACTAAAAGACTGTAAAAGCTATGCGGAATGCGATTGTCGGCAGTACGCAGCGGATTCTCTGTACCGTCTGTGTCCTTTTTCGGTACTCGGAACATGATATCGTTCTGCACACGGTAGTACCGTTCAGCAACGCTGGCGCGCTCCGCAAAAATACCATGGCCGCTAATGTGCTTCTTGATTATATTTTTTGCCGTCTCTAAATCCATTGGCATTCTATCACCTCATAATATGTAAGCGCGCTCTTGGCATTGCTCGTTCCATAGCGTAGCGCGTAGCATCAATAGCATGATTATCTTTGTCCGGATACGCTGATATAAATTGTCCGTATCTGTTGCGTTCGTATTCATAAGAAACAAACTCGCGGTATGTATTCGGGCATCTTCGCTTATCAATATATATATGCGCTCGTTCTTGCAGCCACTTGATCCCGTGGTCTACGCTATCCGGGCCCTTTCTTGCGCCGGTAACGTTAAGCCCTATTTCACGCAGTTCTGCAATACTTTTCGGTTCAGCACTGTCTGCTGTGATGCGGCGCGTTTTCGCTTTTTTTGATATGATCCCGGCCGCTTTTCGGTTGCTTAGTTTCTGCTGATACGTTTCATCATAGATATATAACGCTTCGTGTTTTGCGTCATAGTGTATCGCTACATATGCCAGCGGATCTACTGCAAACCCGAAGTCGAGACCGTCGTATAGTCTGTCGAACTGGCTTATTTGATCATCACTCATAGCCATTTCTGATACATTCTCAAATACTGCGCCGCCGGTTCCGGTTACTTCCCCTAGGTATTCATGGTTATACAGTGTTTCGCTCTTTGCTTTTAGCTTTTCAGCTTCCATGATGAACTGATCGCCGAGCCATTCGCGTGGTACATCTAAGTACGTCGAATGATGCACAAGTCTGTCATTGTCGTCAATGAGTATTTCTTCATTAACCCAGTTATTACGGCTCTTCGGCGGA